TCACTTCCACTTCACCCCCTTCTCCTTCAGCTCAGTCACAAACTCCTCACACTCTACGTCACTCATCGTCCCCTTCAACTTCTCCACCAGCTCCTTCCTCTTATCTTTCTTTACCCGGCTCACAGCCTTCACAACCTCGGATGCTCCATCCATCTTCACCCGGTTTTCCATAAGTTTCCTCTCATCTTTCCCTAATCCCGCCTCTTGGTACACCCTCAAACGGCTTGTATAATCCAATCCTCTCACGCGCTCAAACAACACCCTCCTTTCTTCCCGCTTCTCCTCCTTCTCCTTTTTTTCATCCGCTCTTGTCGCCCTGATCAACTTCTGTTGCTCTTTAGCCTTAGCCATCTCATCATCCCACAAATGCCCCCATGTCCCGGCCATACTCTTCGTCTCTTTCACAATGCGCCCCATCACTTGCACCGCAGCTCCAATCTCCGGCTTTCCTGCCGCCGCAAACAATCCCATACCATTCAACCCTCTTCCCAACTGATTCATCACCTTCCCATACTCATCATCCTCTCCGTTATATATCTTAGATACTCCAGCTATTCCCCTCCACAATGTAACAACATGATCACTCACCGTATTACCATAAACTCGATATTTTTCACCCGTTAATTTGGAATACACAGCCTCCGATAATTCAGCCAGACCATACACCCCGGACAACGCCCCCATCGCTCCACTAACCACAAACCCTTTCCACCTATCCCACAAATCCAACTCCTCCTCATCGTCATCCTGCCCCATCACCCACTTAAGAAACTCCACAATCACCTGATTCATGATCCCGTACACCACCCACGCCTGACCAAACCGCCACGCAGCCTCTCCCATGCCAATCTCTCCCCTCTTCCACTTCGCAATCGCCATATAACTCAATGCTATCTGCTTACGCGGATCAGACCGGAACATCATAAACATACGCCCCAGCGCGGTCGCATGAATCTCCCAGGGGCTCTTCTGCTCTGTCTCAATAGGTTGAGCCGTTCTCCGCACCGCCTTATCCAACTCGGCTAACGCCCTCTGCTCCACAACCTCATTACTCAATCCCTCTTTCATGGCTTTCTTCTTGGCCGCCATATACGCAATACCCCCGGAAAACGTCGTAAATGCCGCATCAGTCAATCCTATCGGCAACAACCCGGCTTCCACGGCATCTCCCAGCATACTCACCTTCATCCGGTTCGCCGTCAAAGCCTGCCTCATTTCCGGACTCATGCCCTGCATCATTCTCTGTTGAATCGTCGGGCTCTTCCAAATCTCCGCCAACTGTCCCGGATTAGCCAATGCCCCAATAAACCCTTTCATGGCATCTGAGGGGGACATATCCGCCATGCTGGAAAACATGGCCGGGAGCTGCTTCAGACATGTCTTCAGGTTATAACTCAAAGCCCCTTGCGCCATCGCCCCCAACACCCGGCTCACTACTTGCTGAGCTTGTCCGGCTCCGCCCGATTCCTGCGAACCGTCAAATTCTAAATCCTTCACCCACTTGGTCAAATGTGTCCTTGCCTGCGCCCCATGCACCGCATCAATCTTGTTCCCCAACTCCCCATTCAGCAATACCGCCTTCATATCCCTCATAATCTCCGCAAAACTCGCCCAATGGTCCATCTGCATACTGTGCGCCCAATACGCATTCACGCAGCTCACCACACGCGGCAGCGCATAATGCTTCCGTCGCATCTTGATGCTCCCCACACTCATCCATCCGCTCCCTCTGGACTCCATCGGATCGACGGCTTCAGCGGCATTGTCCACTACGAAAAACCCCGGCGCATAATTCTGCACTTTCGGCATATCACATCCAAACAACCTCCTGTACACCTCATTATACTCTCCATACCCTCGCTCATACTCCTCCCCTAAATACTCCGCCACCCGCAACGCCCGCACGTCAATATGATCCCTCACCTTCTCCATCGCAGCCGGATCAAAACCCAACGCCTCCAGATTATCCTCATACTCCGGCATCGCAGACATCTGTAGCAAATATGCCGCCTCCAAATCGCTCATCTCCATCTCCACCAGCTCTGCGCCCTGTTCCAGCCATGAAAACTTCACAAACTCCTTCCTGCTCTTCGCCGGAATCTCGCTCAACGCCATCTTCAGGGCATCCATCGCCTTCTGATTCTTCGCCCACTTCGGCAACTCATCTCCTTTCAGCCGCCCCTCCGCCACCGCACGCGCCTCTTCAATCCGCACCCGCTCGCTCCTAAACTCTCCCGGCATCTTCACCTCAATCCCCCAAGCCCGATTCTCGCTTAAATCCTTCAACATACCGTCCACCACCCGCCTCACGCCCAGCTTCACCTGACCATCCACCTTTCTGTCAGCCCTCTTCAAAAACTCCTCCGGCCTCGCAATCCGGTACAAGGCACCGTAATACCTCAGCACTCGCTTCTGTCGCACATCATTAAACTCCAGCCGCGCCTTCCTGATGCCCTCTGCAAAATACTCCGTCACCTTTCCCGCTCCAAACAAATCCTCCATCAAATTCTCAAAACTCACAAAACCCCGCACCAAATTCCGCATCCCCTTACCCACACCCACATCATGCTTCGCCGCTCCGGTACGCTCATTCACGCTCACCGGCTGTTCACGGCCCAGCCCCTTCCCGGCATCCTCCAGCAAATCAGCAAGACGCTCACGCCGATCCTCCCAAAACGCCTCATTCGCCAGCCGCCCTGACGCATACATCTCCTTGACAGCATCCAGCGCACCCTGAATCCTGCCTAAATCAGCCGTCAGCCTCCCGTGCACATTCCTTTCATACAGGCCGCCAAACGCATCCAGCGCACGCACCCACTCCACCGCCTCATCATACTCAGCCCCTCCAATCAATGCCTTCTCCTCTACTATCTTCTCCGCCGTATTCCTCGCCGTCTCCAGCTCATCCGCATCCAGCTCCAATGCCCTCTCCACCATATCCAACCGTCTCTGAACCTCCGCATTCATCTTCCCACGCCGTACCCGGTTCTCGCCCACGCTTGCCGCCGCCCATTTTCTAAACCGTTCAAACTCCTTAAATCGGCTCTTCTTTCCTTCATTCACAATATGCCAATCCACATACTTCACCATACGCATCAGCGCATTCATCCGCCCCCTCCACGTCTTCTTCTCCATCACCTCTTCCCGGTAAGTAGCAACAACCTCCGGCCTGATCCCTCCGCGCACGTCCCTCGGCAGCTCCGTCACCACGGCATCACATACGGCCATCACGGCCAGCATCCGCTCTCTCACAGCCTCATCATCTTTCCCTTTCTCATCCTTATACACTCCATCTCTCGTAAACCCGTTCACTTGCAGCGCACTCTCCAGCCGTTTCTGCATCGCATCATATAACCTTGCTTCCTGCTCGTAAGCCTGCCCCTGCACCTCTGCCAGATAGCTCCACACACTCTTCACGCTCCCACGACGCCTCATGGAAAACGTCGCCGTCGGATCCTCATAATCCGCCCACGCTCCCCCGGTGGACTCGTCCGCAAACGCCGTAATTTTAATATCGTTCCCGTCAAAAATCACGTAGTTGTAGGTTTGTTCGGATTCAGTCTTCCATCGGGAAAAACCGTCTGCATACCTGATGCCCTTAATTCCAAACTTCCGCAGGGCAAGAGAAGCCTTCTTCTTCCCATTTCTCCAATCCCTCGAAAAACCTTCGCAAAGGCCAACATAAATCTGCTCCCCGTTAAACCGGCGGCCCTCCATCAACAGAGACTCAAGCGCAACCTCCTTCGTACACCCGATTCGTTGCGCCAACTCCTCGGCTAACGCATCCTTCACCGTCTCGCTCTGTTCGGAAAACGGCCTGTCCCAATCCAGAAGAACAGAATCATCCACATTCAACTCCACGCGGTAATTAGACGGCATCGCGGCGGCTCGCTCCACCGTATTCCCGGCCTCTGCCCACTCACGCGACAGTCCGGCATTACGCACATCCTCTTGTATATCCTCAAGCTCTCTTCTCTCACCCTCCACAATGCGCTTCAACTCCTCATCCCTCTCCTTACGCTTCTTTTTCCGGGTTCGTTCTGTAAATCTGGCAATATCCCGTTCAAATTCTTCCTGTTCTACTGTCTTACGTCTCTCCGCCAAGTCAGCATGCAGATTCTTCCTATACGTATAAAGCTCCTGAAGTTCTTTTTCATGCTTCCGTGCTGACTCCAAAAAATTCAGATCATTGTAAAAAGAAGGCACATCTCTTTCTCTCACACCCGGAACAACCTTCCACAACTCCTTAACAGGAACATTCTTTCCGTTTACCTTCCAAAATTTATATGATCCCTTCCCAAACTGATCCATATACCTCCGGTTCACCTTCTCTGACTCCGCAAAATACAACCCCCAGCCATACGCCTGCGCTCCCTCTCCCTTGCCCATGAAATCCGTAGAAAACTTCCGGAAACTGTAAGGACTTGCATGTAGGGCGCGAACAGACATCGTTACATCGCCATCCGGCTTCACCACCACCGCATTCTCCGCCGCCAGAACCCCATGCTCATCAAACCCACCTTGCGCCTCCACCTCCTGCACACTCACCTCACGCCCTTCTCTTCCTTGTCCAGCTAAATCTCTGTCAACATAATTGACAAACTCCTTCAACAACGCTACCCTTCCCTTGTGGGGTACTCCATCCCCTGCCTCGCCCGTGTTTGGTACGCGGGGTCGTTGCAGGGTGGCGGAAGTACCCTTCATGCTATCTACATCCTCCACCGTAGAAGCATCCAGATCATAAAACAACTCCCCATTCTTCCCCTCCGCCACGGCAATATTCACATAGGCCAAATCAGCACTCCCATCACTGGAAGCCCCCTTGAAATCCGCTTTCGTCAAATAATAATGAAACCTGGCTATATTAGGCTTACGTTCCAGATCTGAATTCTCTCCAGCATAAATAAACTCAGCCCGCCCGGCCAACTCCGGCAGCACGGCCAACGCAGCCAAAACCCGTCTATCGGCTGCATGCTGTTTCACTTCCCTCCACCCCTTGCCTCCCACCTGCACCCTCTTCCCATCCCCCATCACCAGCGCATACCCCTGTTCCTGAGTCTCCTTCTGCAACACTCTATACCGTTCCCGAATATTCCCCAGCGCATCCTTCAAATCAGTCGCATACGCTTCCGGCACATCCGCAGAAACAGGCTCCATGCCCTCCACTCGGTGGAACGCATCAGCCACACGCCGGGCCTCCGCCATCGGCACGCGCCTTACCCTGTCCCCCATGCTGAAACTCACCTCCTGCCCTTCCCCGCGCGCCGCATACCGCTTATACCCGTACACCACACTGTCATACACCGCGCTCAACAACTCCCCGGAATCGGCAAAATCAAACCCGGCCTCATTCGCGGCCTCCAGCACATCGGACACACGCCCATCCCTGCTGAAAAACTGCTCTGCACGCGCCACCACCCGTTGCTCAAAACCCTTCCCCAGCGTACCATCCTTCCTGCGCCTTCCCTTGGCCGTCCTCGTCGTTGTCAGCGCATCATAAATACGCTGCAACTCCCCGGTTAAATCAGAACCGGCCTCAGCCGCCGTCTTCGGGTGCGGCAGCCTCCCGGCCACCCACTCTCCAATCTCCGGCACATCCCCCATCGCCTCCGCCTCAATCTGCGCCTGCTCCGCTTTCCTCGCGCGCTCCGCAATTGCCGCCTCGTCAAACCCGGCAAAATCATTCAACAGGCGGCGGAACTTCCCGCTCATCTGCCCTTGCACTTCCGCACTCAACATCTTCCTAGCCGTCACCAACTCACCCACATATGTCACATACCGTTCAAACAACAAAACAAACATCTTAAACCACCTCCTCAGCTTATCCGGCAGACGTTCATCGGAAATATGCCCCAGCAAATGTGCCCGCGCCGCCTTGCTCACCCCTTCGCAAACCGCCTGTAACCTGTCCACCCCTTCCCCGGTCGCCAGAAACGTCTCCCCAGTCGCCTTCTCCAGCCTCATCAGCTCATCCTCAAACTCCGTAACCGTCCACTCGCTATTCCGTATCAGCACCTTCGTCATCCCCTCCGTCCACTCCTCATAAACATCCAGAGGATTCGCTCCACGGTACAACCTGCTCACCACCTCATACCGCCCGTTCGCAAACTCCCTGAACGTATTTGACCCCAACACGCGTAAATCATCACCGCCCATGCCCACCATCTCACCCATCTGCGCCGCAAAAATCCTCTCCCGGCTCTCGGCAGACTTACGCATGGACTCGCTCCGGCTCTTCATCATCGCCAGCGTCATCTCCACATTCATCTTGCTCCGGTCAAACCTCATCTGCTCATCCTGCCCCACATCGTCCAAATACTGCATCATCTCCTCATTCGTCTCATCCTGCAACCGGCCTACATAACCATCCTTATCCGCATCCTTATATTTCTGCATCCTCAGCTTCATCCCATCAACAACCTCATCCTCCCGCTCTTCCAAATGCCCCAGCACAGCCTCAAAAGCATCCTCATACTCATCAAAAATCTCCGGCCTGTCCCCCAGCTCCACCACATACTGCATCTCCTCCGTAAACTCATTCCTCTCCTCGCGGATCGGACTCACCCCAAACTCCTTTAACATCTCCATCGCCGCCTCTACCGCCAGCTTCTGCTCCTCCTTCTCATCTGCTTGCCTCCGACCCTTGCGCTCCGGTACAGCCCTATGCTCAAAACTCAACACAGGCCCGCTCCCCACCTCGCTCACGCCGCCGCTCTCTGCCTCCTTCCCATCCTGTACCTCCGCTCCGTCCACGCGCACCTCATCCACCCCTCGCGCCGTCTCCGCAGCATGCGCTTCAGCAGCGGCCACCACATCCATCGTCCTCACTCCGCCGCGTGCGGCCAGCTTCCGCATCCCATCCCTGTCGCCCAGTCCCACCTTCACTCCGTCCACCTCCTTCCCGTAATTTCGCCGCATGAAATCCTGAATCCCATCCTGCATCATCGCATACCGCGCCACATCGTTCTCCTCCGCACGCATGCGGGCAAGCAAGGCATCGCTGAAACCAAACGTCCGCTTCAGCTTCCCATACTCCCGGCTCAACTGCCGCTGCATCCCGGCCTCAGCCGTAAACCGCGCCCCGGCCCCCACCAGCGCAAACGCCAGCACGGAACCAAACAACTCCATATTCTGATCCCAATCCTTAAAATCCTTCCAAAACCTGTTCCAATCAATGCCAGGAGCCTCCCCCGCCAGCACGGAAGCCAAACTCTGCATCACCGGATCGGCCAAATCCTGCAACTTCTCCGTCGCACCCTCCTCCACCATCGTTACCACGAACGAACCACCGGATCGCGCCCCGGCCCGCAGGACGGAACTCTTCAGCCTCATCGCCTGACGGCTCAGATTCAAAGTATTCATCCACTTATCCACAAACGCGCTCCCGGACCTCAAACCCAGCATCCCCTTAGACACCATCGCTCCCGCCCGGTCCAGCGCGCCCTGCACTGCACCGCTCGCCGCCGCGCCGCCCATCCTCGCCAGCCTGCCGCCATCCGGACGCTCCTGCACGGCCTTGCTGTAACTATCCCCGGCATAAGACATCGCCGCCACCCCGGCCCCCACGCCGGAAAAACTCAACGCCGTAATCGGCACAGACCGCGCCGCGCTCAGCACCCCATTCCCAAACCACCCATACTCCGGCTTGTTAATCGGCTTGTACGTCCCCTGCGCCATCGCCAGAAAAGCATCCAGCCTCCGGCCATACTCATCCGCCGCCTTCGCGTCAGCCTTCAGGGCAGACCCATCGCCGCCAAACAACTCCTTCACTCCCCCCGCCACATCCAACTGAGCCGCAATCCCGCCTCGCAGCAAAGACCTGATTCCATTACCCAAATCCTCCCAGCCACGGTTCCCGGCCTTCCATACATTCGCCATATAACTCCCCTCATTCCCGCCCTTGCGCTGCACAATCTCAGCCAGCGCATCCATCTGGGCATCCGTAAGACCATCCATCGCCTTCAGGGCTTGGTGGATTGAAGCCATCCCCTCCGGCTGAAAAATCCGGTTCGCCGTACCGTCAGCATACTTCACGGCCCACTCCAGCCCCTCCATCACGCGCGGCAACACCGGCTCCAGTCCTCGCCTTGTCCTCTCCGCATCCGCCTTCACCCATCGCAGCGTATTCCCAACCTTCTTATACATCTCCTCTCCCAGTTGCCCCCGCTGTTCCCACAACGCCTTCCGCCCGTCTCCGCCCGTCAGCACCGCCTGCCTCACGCTCTCGGCAGCACTCTTCAGTTGCTCGTCAGCCCTTGCGTCCTCCTTCGCTCTCCGGCTGAGGAACCTGTACACCGTCAGCCCCGGCTTATTAAAATCAATCTGCTCCCCCTGCTCCTTCAAACGAATACACATCTGTTCCAGTAGCGGAACCCCGTTCCTCGCCGAAACCTGATTCTCGGTATATCCTCCCTCATCCAACGCCCATCCCAGCACCAGCGACCGCGCTCGCAACTCATCCCCCAACTCATTATCCGGGAAAAACTGCGCCTCAAACTCCTTCTTCACACTCTCCGGAACCATCTTCAAATCCCCGTTAAACACGCTCCGATGCCAATTCACATTATCCTTTCTCCGCGCATACTCAGCCTCATCCTCCTGAGCACTCTTAAACGCCAATGCATCAGGAAACAAAGGCATGCCGCGCCTTGTCCTCTCATTAACATACTCCTGCACCTTGGCTCTCTCTTCGCCCAGCACACGCTCCTTCTCCGCTTTCATCGGATCATCCCCACCCTTTCTCAACTCGGAGGCCAGCATCTTCCCGCGTTGCCAGCTCCGATAAGCGTCAGCCTGCCAGCCCTCCCCCTTCTGCCGCAAATACCGATCCATTGCCGGATCAATCTCCACAGGGAACAACTGCCTGCTCTCTCCGTCATCATAAACCGCAGCCGCGCTCTCTTCCAAAAACTTATCCCTCTTCCCGCTACGTTCAAACTCCCTCGCCTGAGCCGCTACCTGTGAAATATCATTTCCAAACATAAAAACTTTTAACTATTAAACATTAACTAGAAACATCACTTCTCCCCATTCTCCCACGCCCACTTCTCCTCCACCACCCGCTTCAATGCCGCTACATCTTGAGCAGACTTCACACTAAAAACCTTGAATACGGCAGCATGGCACTGCCTCAAATCCTTCCCTTTCATACTCACTCCCTCCAGAACCTTTTTCCATTCCTTCCGATCCTGAACCGGAGCCCCCCAATCCCCATTCAGCGGAGGCAAAAGAGCTGCATTACCTTGCTCATTCATATCCACCCCCAACTCATCCAGCACCTCACTCGCGCCAACACTCTTCAGCTTCACTTCAGGCTCAGGAGCCGCCACACCCGGAGCATTCCGCCGGCCTGACAACTTCACCCCTATACCATCCGCCGCCAGCCTCTCAGCCTGTGCCCTAATCTCCTCTCGGCTTGCCCCCGGATTCTCCCGCACCCACCGCTCCAGCCCCTGTCTCACCTGATAAGCCGCCGCCATAGACCTCTCATACCCGGAAAAATCCCCTTCATCCTTCGCCTCTTTCCACTTTCCGAACACCTCCCCATCCACCATCCCCTCAACCACACTCGCCGCTTCCCTGGCCGCCCCCCGGAACCGCGCGGGCACACTCCCCACGGCCAGATCCTTCAGCTCCGCCATCATCCTCTCCTTCGTTGTCTTGGAAAGCATGGACGTGGCAATCTCCCTCTCCACCTCCGCATACATCGTCCCGTCAACATCCAAATCAGGCTCATACCCCCGCAACAAACCATCCACCCGCATAAAATCCTCCGGACTCGTGTACAACTCCGCCTCCTCCTTCCCCATCTTCTCCACAGCCTTCCTCCGTCGCTCTTCCGCCCCGCGCAAACTCATCGCGTCATCCACGGCCACGCGCCCCTCCTTCACATCCTTCTTCAAATCCTCCGCCCGGAACTCCCGGCCCTCAAAAGCATCCATCACATACCCCTGAGCCACTCCGGCCTGAGCCTTGCGCCTTGCCGCCTCCGCCTGTTTCCGGAAACCCTCAATCACATCCGGCCTACCCTTCACCGCATCCAGCCCTCCCGACTTCTCCAGCACATCCAACCCATGAAAAGGATCTCTCTGAATCGCCGTCTGCACCTTGCTCTCCGTCTCCTTGAAACTCACATCCTGAAACATCAGCTTCTGTTCATCCGGCTCCATCACCCCCTCCGCACCAGCCGTCTGCACCGCTTCCCTCGCGCCATAATAATCCCCACCCCTCAGGCAAAAATCATACCTCGCCTTGAAAGACTTGGCGGCCCTCTCCTTACTCGCCAGCAACTCCCTGCGCCCGGCATCAATACGGCCCGTTGACGTAAACGCATCATACCACAGCCGCGCCCGCTCCTTCACCTCCGGCGTCTTAAACTTAACCTTGCGGAACATAGGCCCCAGCCTCTTGCTCACCAGCGCATTCCAGCGGGCCTCCCTCCCCGGTTTATTCCCTGCCGCCAGCTCGGCATTATCCCATGCCCCCCTCTCCTCCTCCATCAACCTCTTCACATCCTCAAAACTCCCCGCATCAGCCATCCTGTCCGCCTTCTCCTGCAACCGCACCCTCTCCTCATCCTCCCGCGCCAGCAACCTCGCCCCGGCCCCCATCTCCCCGGCCACCTCCGCCGCCGCGCGCGCCGGAGCCGTTGCGGCCCCCGTATCGGCCAGCACAGGCTCATGGTACCCGCTCAACAAAGAAAACTTATCCATATCGTTCCTACTTGAAAGCGTTAAAAGCCGTTGCGCCGCCCTGTACCACGCCGCTCAGCAAACTCCCGAACCCGGACACCTTGCCTGCCCGCTCTGCCTGCCTCCCCTTCCACCTCTCCATCTGGGCCTGCTCCCTCATGGCGGAAGACCGCTGCAAACTACGCGCCGCCAAATCATTCACCTCCTGCTCAAACCGCGTCGCAACCTTCATCTCCCTCCCCAGCGCGCTCCCGCTCCGTTCCACGCCGCTCGCTGCCGTCTGCGTAGCGGCCTGCCCCACGGCCACCCCCTGCATTGCCCGCATCCTCATCTGATTCTCCGCGCTCTCCGCATCCAGCGCATCCGCCTCCCTGTCCAGCGCGGACGCATTATAATAAGCCGTCTGCCTCGCCTGCCGCCCGGCTTGCCTTTCGGCGCGTCCCCGGAACGCGCCAGCCAGCCCCTGAAGACCGGCCATACCTAACTGAAACCATTCCATAATTATCAATAAACTACTTTGAAAACTGCACATCAAACCCCAGCAAACGCACATCGCCATCCCCGGCACACCGCAACTCAAACACCAGCTCATCACTCCACACCCCCGGCACCGTCAAATCCTGCCAGCCGTCCAGCACATCGCCCCGGCTCCTGCTCAACTCCGTCAACCGCCCGCAAAAACCTGCACGCACCCCATCCGCCGCGCTCGCGACAAACCGCGCACGCACGCTCACACTCCCTGACTTTACCCCCGCACCCCGCTCAAACGCAAGCCCATTTGTAACCAGTACGGACTCATACGGCACCCCGGTATCGCCTCCACGGCTCCATCCATCACGGAACACGCCGCACCCCTCCACCAACCGCTCCAGACTAACCCGGCCATCACGCTCCACAGCCAGCCACACCTCATCGGCATCCTGCCCATCCATCACGGCCACGCTCAACGCCCTGCCGCCCCCTCCCAGCACATGCCGCGTCCACGCGCACACCCGTTGTTCAACATTATACGTCAGCACCGCCAGACCGCCATCAGCCCTCACCCCCCAAATCCTCACCTCCGGCACGCGCTGCACGGCCAGCCCTACAAACCCTCCCGGGCCGCCTGCATGCTCGGCAAACGTCGTCGTATCGGCAGCCCTGTACCCGTCCGCCTCAAAACTGTACCCCAGCTCCTTCACCCGCATGCCCCCTCTCTGGACAAACACGCATCCTCCATCCGTCGCCTCCGCATCCACCCGGCTGCACCCCACTCTCAACTGCACGGCAGCGCGGCAAAAATCAGGAGTCACCACGCCGCCCTCACCTCCGCTCAGCCGCCAAACCTGGGCCGTGGAACCAATCAACAAATCATTCACACTCTCCATCCACACAATCCGGTGGCAATCCTTGGCCGCCAGCGTCACCTGAATCGCATCATCATCGCTGTCCCCAATCTGGAAATTGGCAAAATCATCCACCACGCTCCCCCACACCGTCTGTGGATTCGCCGCCGTCCCGGCCAGCCACAACCTCCCTTGGTGCATCGCCACAGCACTCGGCCATCCGCACCCTCCTCCAAACATCCCCCTGCTCCACACATCCGTCACAGCCCTCTCATACGGTAGCCCGGCACCTCCATACGTCTTATAACTCAGCCTCAACACCCTCCACTTCATCCCCCCCATCTCTGCCGCCGTCCAAACCTGCTCAACGCCCCGTCCCACGGCTCCGGACAAAAAATTCACCATATCCATCCCCCCGCTGCGCCACCCGCACCACTTCCACTTTCTCGGCCAAAACCCATTCACCGTCACCTGAACACCCCTCGTATCCTCCTCCAAATCCCACACAGTTTCAGTCCAGCCGGCCAAACCATACCCCAACAACAACACACACCCGTCATCCCTCTCCACACACCCGGCAAGCCCCAAAAAGGAACCCATCTTCTCAACCACCTTCCCATCCTCATACAAACACACACTCCCCATGGTAACCTCCCCATCCGCCACATCCCCCGCACTCGCTCCACCCAGCAACACAGCCCGGCCATCCCGCAACGGCATCACATGCCAGACAGCCTTCTTGCTCCCGGTCATCGTGCAGGCAGTCAAACTCTGCGCCACAGGATCATACACCGCGCATGCAACGCCATCCTTGCCGGCGCACAACAACACCCTGCCGCCATCCACCACAGCGGCCTTCCGGTAACTCCCGCTTGTAACTGCCAAACCTGCATGCGCCACCTGAATCAAACTCCCATCCGCAGGATCATACACATAAAAAGCCGTCGCCAAAAACGGAGTCAGCAGCACCCGCCCATCATCCAGCAACACCGCCTCGCCAAAAAAATCATCACCCACCCCCTCCAGCAGCACCTCGTTCTCCTCACCGCTATCTACATCCAGCACACAACACCTTGCCCCTCCGCTGATCAAAAACACCCGGCCATCCTTCAACACGCATCCCCCCACCCAGCCGCATCCCTCATCCCGTTCTTCGCCAACCTTGCGGCCCCCGCCATTAACCCGGTCAAACACATAACAGCAGGCATGGGCCTTCCCTGCCAGAAACAACCTCCCTCCATCCAGCTCCAGCACACTCCCCCACACCTCCTCCCCATAATCGCCAACCCCGGCAACCACCCCCTCCGCCTCATAATCCCACGCATACAGCCTCAACTCATGCCTGCCCCAATTAGTCGCCGCAGGCTTATACTTCATCACCCGCAACTGCAACCGGGTAGGACGTTCACATGTACCGCTGAACTCAAAATTCCGGTAATCCCCATCCCATGACCAAAACTTATGCAGCACCTCAAACCTATGAGGGTTCAAACTCTCATCCTCCGCATCCGCACCCATCAACTGAAACTCGCCCTGCCACCTCTGATCCTCATTCCCGTAAGTCTTCAGCGTCCACGGCCCCTCATGGCACACAAAAGCCCTCTGCGGCCCATCGTCGGAAGCCCACCACTCCTGCATACTGTTAAACCCGCTCCCGAACCGGCTCACCACCCATCCGGGAAAGAAAAAATCCGGATAATCAGCCAAACTCTTGCTCCCCTTATAATCCGTCCTCCCGTAATACTGCTTATAGCATGTCCATGTAATACGCACATCGCCGCTCACCGTCCACAACTCCTGCCCCGCCAAAACAATCGTACCCGCAGCGGACAAATCCGGAACGGCCTTGGGCGGATTACTCGTACCGGTCAACTCCGCGTAAGTCTGCGCCACCACCACCCGCTCCGCCATATGCTGAGTATAAAGCAAACTCGTACCAAACTCCTCTGAGCTGAACACATGGCGGTCAGCACCAAACGTCAACCCACCCGCACCACGCTCAACCCATGCCTCCCCATCCTTGGAAATCGCAAACTCCCTCGGACTCCGGTCAAACTCCATCACCGCCAGCCTCCAATCATCATCGCCATGCCTCTCCAGCCTCTGAGGAGCCACCCTCCCGCACACCACCCACACCACATCATTACACTGCACCCACCGCAGCTCCGGCAAATCCTGCTCCGTCCACGGGCTCTCCAGCCGGGCGGCCAAACTCCCATCCAGCCGGAACACCTCCACGAACCCCGCTCCAAACACCACCATATACCGCCGCTCATCACTCACATCCATCCCCATCAGCCGCACCCGCCCGCAAGCGGCCCCTCCATCCACCACACACATCCTCTCCGTGCCGGGCCGCCGCATCAGCCCGCCGAACGTATGCACCAGAAAATTCACAATCGTCTGCGCACTCCGGCCATACCCATCCACATCATACCTTATCGCCCCCATGCGGTTCCACTCGCCTCCGGTAAACGCCACCCTCATCCCGCTCATACAATCCCCCTCCTCCCCCACGGAGACACCGCTCCATCTCTCCCTCCCCGTCCCATATCCTGCAACCGCGCCCGGTACTGCGCCCTCATCTCCAGCTGCCTCACATCCGCTTGCAGCCGTCCCTCCAAATCCCCGCGCCCGGTAACGATCAACGCGCACAGGCACGCCAGCTTGGCGGCCAACAGCTCGCCATCTGCACAGCACCACTCATGGACGGCATCATCCGGCCTCACCAGATACACCACGCGCACCTCCCTCCCTTCCCCTGTCCAAAACAACCTCCCGTCAAACACGCACCACCCGGCCCCACCCACATCCACCACATCCACGCACCCCTCCGGCAACGCCTCGCTCCGCACAAAACCGGGCAGCCGCAAATCCTCTTCGCCCTCCAACTGCGTCACCCTCTTAGCCCACACAGGCTTCACCTCCTGCACAACATACTCCACGGCACTCGGCCACATGGCGCGCAAAACAGCCCCCACCTCCTCATCATCCAGCCCCGTCACAGGAGCCTTCCCCAGCTTGGCAAGGGCAAAATTAACCACATCCAACTGCTTCATAACATCATCAAAAAACTAAGCTGAAAACGGAGGGCGGCCCGCAGACCGCCCCCCGCCGCTCCACGGCAACAAACATTGCCCGGAAACAACTCCTTACTGTGCGCACAACACCTTAACAAACCCATTCTCCTCCAGCCGCGTCGCCCCGCAGGCGAACTTGGCCCGGATTTGCAGGGCCTCATCCATATCATCCCGCACGGAAATCTTCACTTTGAAATCATTCCACAACCCGAACTGGGCGCGGCTCTTCACCCATGCAAGGCACTCCCTCACCCCCTCGGACTTGGGCAGACGTTCCGTGCGGACAAACTTGAACCCCATAAACGTATCAACCTTCCCATCCACCAGAGCCTTCACGCTATTATAATCATAAGAAGTCACCTCCGTCGTACTCAGCAAATTAAGAATCTGCGCGGAAGAACACGCAAACACAAGCTGATCCCCGGCGGCGGCACTATCCTCCGTCCACGCATCCGCCTCCTGAAACATCTGCAACGTCCGGCGCAGCTTAGCCAGCGTCAGGCCGCTTGCGGCCTTCGTGCCGGACTCCACATAATCCTTGGCAACAACCCGGTCAGCAGGAAAAGCCACAGCCGTCGTCCCGTCCTTACCCACAAAATTCTGCCCCAGAAACGCGGCAATCATCACATCATCCATCTTCCGGTTCGCCGCCATCCTCAACCCCTCCAGAGTCTTGCTCACCGGTAAATCCAAATCGCCAAGCTTCGTCGCGTCAAACTCGTCAAACCCTACCGCCTTGGTGAAAATGCGCGGACGCATGGAACGCCTCAACGTAGGAGCCTCATCAAGCGCGGTGCTCCCCATGCGCGTCGTCTTCTCCTTAAAATCAAGCACCCCGTACTGGTCGATAAACTTCACCTCCCCCTTGCAATCCCTGTCCACCGTCACCAGCTTCTCCAATGCGCTCACCTTCTGCTGTAACAGCACCCCCCACTTATTCGTGTACTTGACCTGATAATTATCGCTAATTGTAACTGCCATAATAATATAATAACTAACTGTTAATAACTCTTGTCCTTACTCGCTCTCCATGACCCTAAAACCCCATCAGGCGGTTATACTGCTCGTCGGCATACCTGTGATTGGCATGGTTCGGATTCATAAACGCCTCATGTAAAGGGTGGCTCGGATCATGCATCATCCTCTCCGCCTCCGCCTTCCCCCCCGCAGCCGCGCCTCCGGGCCTGTTAAGCCCCTTGGCAGGCTCATCCTGCATCATCGCCCCCATCTGCGCCAACAGCCGGATCATCACCGGATTCGTGCCGATCACCGGATCATCCACCACGGCACGCACCTCCTCACCACTCACCCCGGTCATCTTGGCCAGCATCTCCAGCGCACTCACCGCACTCCTCACATGCGCCCCATAGCCATCTCCCCACAACCCCTCCAGCTCAGCCTTCACAGCGGCCACGCGCTCAGCCTCGGCGGCATCCGCCGCCCTCTGAGCCTCTGCGCTCCGGGTGGCAAACTCATGTACAATCCCCGCAAACGCCTCCTTCGGCACACCCAGCTCCCAAGCCTTGCGGCCCAACACCTCCACTGCCTCCGCATCCCACACCCCCTCCGGCAACCCCTCCGGGGCAGCGGGCAAAAACTCCGCGCCCGCAAACTCCTTATTCATCCCAAGAGCCTCCCTCCATGCCGTCATTGCCGCCTCATCTCCCAAATCATACCTCATCCCGGCACCCGCTCCGGGCGCGGCTGCGCCGCCATCTCCTTCTCCTCCAGCTCCATCACCACTTCCAGCCCCATCTCCACCAGCACTATTTCCGGCACCAGCCATCAGGCTCACCGGGCCTCCGCCATTTGCGCCCCCATCACCAGCCTCCTCGCGCAAAAAACCATTCGCAATCAAATGACTAATAAACATAATATCTTAACTTCCAATCTTAATACTTAACAAATCCACCAACGCCACCTCACGCATCCCCCTGTCCCACTCTCTCCCTCCACGCTCAAACCTCACCCGTTCCACCCCCTGCGCCTGCTCGCCCAAACACCCCCGTGCCAGCTCCACCAACTCATGAACACTCCCCCACGCCAAATGCACATAAAACACGCTCCCCCCATCCTCAAGCCATCCCAGCAACACCACCTCTCCGCTCATCGCCGCCACACCTCCAGCATCCAGCACCCGTCTGCACTCCTCCCACAAACTCTCATGGCCGCCCGCATACCTCACCGCCCACTCATACCCGCTCATCCTTGGTGAAAAACTTGAAAAACGCCACGGCGGCGGGGTCGGCAACAATGAACTCCGGGTAGCTACGGGCTGTGAACATTCTGCGGCCTTTGGTGTCCACATGGACGGCCTCAACGGTCAGTTCCACGGTTTCCAACGTCCGCATAGGGTCATCCGCTTCCGGATCGAAAAACTCTTTCAGCCGCGCCCACACCTTAACGGCCTGCCAATCCTCGTCCATACCTACCAGCGCGGCAACGACGGCGGCCATAGCCGGGGACTGCTCCGCTGGTACATCATTCTGTTTATAGCGATCTATGCGGGTATATCCATCCACATCCCGGTAAATGGCCATCAAAATGAATTCATCCCACTGTCCCGGCCGGGGAAACTGTATTTGTATCTCTGCATTATTCATGATTCTAAAGGCACGTTAATATCTTCGAAACCCGCCGTTTCTTCGGATTCAATGGCGTTAACACCCACAGCTTCCAAACTATAGAAAACCGGGTTCATTCCTCCCGGCTGGTAATAAGTGTACTCTCCGATTCCCGCATAAACAGAAACGTCGCCACCCGCATTATTCACAACATCAGTCACCCAACTGGAAATGCCAACCCCGGTCTCAAAATTGCTGACCCCGCGGCATGTGGCAATTTGATACAGATTATACCCCTGACCTCCGGTGAGCATGAGCCAGAGCGCGCCCGTATCTTCATACCTGGCAATACTGGCGACAGATTTCTGCTGGTAGACAACCTTGCAGACTGTCCACGGAACAGGCTCATTCTGACTGGCCGGAATAAAGCTGGTTGTAGTCTTAACCTGCCAGCTGTCCGTATTATTAAGCGCAAAAATCTCACGCACCCGCACCGTATAACCGTTGCGTTCCGTATTTCTCACGTTATCAAAAGTAATATCCAGAATTTCGCCTTGATTGTAAGCCAAACCGTTTGCCGGGATAATACTGTAAGAATCTATAGATAGGTCGGGACGAACCGTCTTCGTGCCGCGGCCGATACCAAAAGACAACTTTGCGGCATTGGTAGCGCGCCAAAGGAAAGAAAACCCGGCGAAACTGGAATAATTCCATTGAGGATTGCTCCCTTCAAATTTCGCCTGAATGGTCGAATGAGTACCCTTGGGGATCTTAATGCCAGCCAAATGGTAGGGAACCGTCTTGGTCACCGTCGAAGGTCCTGACGCGGTAATGGCATCCGTATTGAGGAAAGCATTAGAGGTCAGGATGCCTGTCACGCCGGCCATGCCCGCAGCGTACAGGCGGTTGACCGCTGACGTATCCGTCGCTGCCCCCACGGCCAGCGGGATGTTGATGCCCCCGTTAGCGTTGACGGCCCCTGTAAAAGTCCCGGACTCAGCCATCAAACTCTTCAACGTGGCATCATCCCCCGGCTGAATGCCGTCCCGGGCAGACAATCCCGGGACGGCTCCCTTAAAAGTCTGAGTAACCAGCGCATGCTCATCAGACACCTCCACAGCATCCGTGGGAGCTACAAAACCATATTGCCCCTCTTTGCCCGCTTCCAAAACAAGCAGGGGAGAAGCCCCATCAAAAACGGCATGAACGGTACAGGCCGCCGTACACGTCAGCACATACGAACAACCTTTAACGGTATCAACAATCATACAGCCCCCTCCTTGAAATACTCATCAATCGCCCCGGCAATCGCCACGCAAAGCGCGTCAACCCGCTCTTCCAGCCTGTCGCAATCCGTAACGTGCGAAGACGCAAACGCAGGTTCCAGCATCAACGCCGGCATCCGCGTCTCCTTAAAATAATAATACCCCCTGTCACTCTTACACTTGATCGGCTTCAAACCACGGTTCGGAAGCCTCAGCACATCACACATCGCCGCCTGAATCAACTCCGCCGCTCTCTTGCCATTCTTGGAAGCATACCAATACAACGTCTCCGTGCCTCCAATTCCCGTATCTGCACCGTTAAAATGAAACTCCACGGCCAAATCCGCGCCAACGGCATTACACCTCCGGGCCGCGTAAGCCGGTGTCGTGCCCCCAGCCTCAGACCGGTTGCACACCACAGCCTCATAACCCAGCCGCTCCAACTCATCCTTCACCTTGCCAATATGCAACTTCCAGAAACCATACTCTGAATGCTTCCGGTTCGTCATCACAGACCCTCCATCCTGCGGGCTATGCCCGATACTCAATGCTACTTTCATCTATTTATTCTTGCTTATAAACTGTTCATTCGCCTCTACTACAAACTGACACGAACTGCACTTATGCTCGGCCACCCGACGCGCCTCCCGCTCCTTCTCCAACTCCGCCTGCAACTTCTCATTCTTCTTCGTCTCCCTCCAAAGGAAAATCGACATCACGCTCACCACACTCGCCGGAGTCATCAAACTATCAATCGTCGGGGTGGAAGTAACGGCATTCGCCACCGTCAGCATCGCCGCGCCAAGAACGGAACAGCTCGTCAGGGAACCGGTCATCTTACTTATCCTGTTTAACTACGGGAGGAACATCACTCACGGGCTGAACCTGTGAAAAACTCACACGCCCCGGCTCCAGAACCAAACAAGTCCCATCCTTGCACACCTCAGCCCGGTCTGGCGTCACATCCACGTTATGACCGCATCCGGACAGGGTGGCAACACCGCCAAACAGGATGCCCCCAATAATGACTCCCCCGGCCCAGTAAAGCCATTTTTTCCAGCCGGTGGAGGTCTTGGCCTGCCCTAAAAGGTAGTCACGGACATCCCCCAGCGCATGCCTGCCGATAATGGGAAGGGCTTGCTGCGCCAATCGCACAAACGCTGCCCGCTGTGGCTCGGTTAATTCTTCCCAGGACTTCCAGCCGCCGTTATCCTCGGAAACTACCGCGTAAAAATCCTTGGCTATTGCCTCGGCATGATTGCATTCCTTATCATTAATCATATCACATCTTCTATCTTCAATCTGTTGATCTCCGCCTTCTGCCACCTCTGTCACGGCAGGCCGTTTCTGCCCCTTCCCCGTACTCTTGCCAATCCCTCTCCTGTACCGTCTCTTCATTACTCGCACTCCTCTCTACCCTTATCCTCCGGCAGCATCTCCAGCCACAACACCACCTCCCGGTGAGCATCCCGCCTCATCGCATCCAAAGGATCAAACAACCTCTCCCCATCCTGCTTCTGAAAACACGGCAAATCTGTCTGAAAAAACTCCTTCATCCACTCCAACACCACCTTCCACTCCTCGCTCCGCAACAACAACCTCTTGGCCTTCCACCTCCGCGCAAACAAATCTAACAACTCCTTCTCTTTATTTACATCGTAACTAATCATAAAACGTACTATTCATAAATCAACTACACCGCGCCCCCCTGAGCCTCCGCCGCCATCTTGGCAGCCGCAGCCTCATCCTTCATCACAGACGCGCCCGCCTCCCGCAGCCTCAACTCCTCCTCATCCTGCACCGCCGCATTCTTCTGCCGCCTCATCTCCTCCACCTCAATATTCTCCCTGATACTATCCTCAGACACGCCAAGAGACCGCAGCCGCGCTCTCATGCCACGATCCACATCCAAATGATCCAGCAAACCGGGAACCGCCTCACCAAACTCCACCGCCTCCCTCAACGCGGCAGCAAAAGCATCGCTCTCAATCCGCTTCAGCACCAACGCCACCTTATTATTATACGTCACCCCCGGATTCTTCAGCGCAGTCCCCACAACAGTTTCATTCCTAATCACATCCTTTTTCACGCAATCAGGCGGATCTGGAAAAACCCCGGCCCTGTACAGCACCATAAACACCCTGTCCAGCGTCGGCTGCACATCATAGGCAAACTGCACAAAAGACGGGAAAAACTGCAACAAATACTGATTCTCGCGCGCCATCACCTCCGTCGCCGTGGGAAACCCCTTCTTACCCTCATCATACGCGAACAGCTCCAGCATCGGCACCAAAAACGCATCCTTAATCCGTTGCTCCTTATCCGCAAGCTGCTTGTAAGACAGGCTCACATCCCCCACAGCCGCCCACTCCTTCGGCAACAACACTCCGCCATCCTGCAACAAATTCGGATCAACCAAAGTCTTCCCGCCTGCCCGCAAATCAACCTCGCCCACCTGCTTGGCCGCCGTCAAAATCCGGGGATCTATCGCCACACGCCGGGCCTTCTCCAAATCCTTCTCAATCTCCTCCACTCCCCTCACCTCGCCCTCCACATCCTGCCACGGAGCAAACCCGTAAAAACTAGACCCATTCATCTTCCAGCGCGTCGCCATATACGGCATCTCCCACTCCATCTCCCGCCGCATCACCCTCTTCCCCTGTTGATCCACATAAAAACTCTCCCAGCCGCGGCCCATCTTCGGCTTCTTCGCCCGCCGCACCACATGCAGCACCACCCACTTCTTCTCATACATCCCGGCCCCGCCCTGACGATAATCCGCCGCCATACCCCCACTCAAAGCCGACTTGCCAAACAAATCCACAACATCATAAGCAGACAACAGCATCTCCCTCACAAACACCACCACCCGGCCCTCGTCATCCACCTCCCCGCAAACCTGCTCCGGGGAAATCGCCTTAAACAACAACCTCCCGCTCCTGCCCGGCCCGCAATACAAACTCCCCGTCCCCATGCCGACACGATCCAGAAAACACTCGTAAATCTCGGAATAAAAATTGCTCCTCGTCAGTTCCATCAAAGCAATATCAGAACACTTGCCATACCATGCGTTAGCCTCATCCTCATCCTCCTCCGCTACATCTCCGGGCCTCGCAACCCACTTGAACCACGGCTCATGGCTCGTCACAATATGGCTCATATGCGCTCCGGCCAGCCGGGCACAGGCCATCCTGGCCGCCCCATTCCGCACCCTCCCCACAAAATCGGACGGACGAAACCTTAAATCATCCACCCTGTTCGGCAGCAAATACCAGCGGGCAAACTGCCACGTCTTCGCAAGCTCATCCCGTTGCGTCCTCAGCCCGTTATACAGGCGCACCAGCTCATCCGCCTCATCCTGACGGCTCATCCCAACGTCTCCCGTTTGCCATTGGCCGCGCCTCCATTCTGCCTCTCTACCTCACTCGCAAGCAGGGTTGATGCCCTGCCTCGCCTTCTGCGCTGTTCCTCCAGTAAGCTGCGCTTCGCCGCATGTTCGCTCTCCCCGGCACTCACCGTCTCCACCTTTGGAGCCTGAACGGGAGGAGCTTCACTCTTCATATTCTTCTTGAAACCCATACCTCACTCATATCATGAAAAAACAAAAACGCATCTAATCATTTAATTAGATACCAACACAACACGCAAACCATCAACAACAAACACATAAAAAATCAATCCATCCTCGCCAATCCTCCCCGCCTTCTCCCGCCTCCCCAATCATCATCCTCATCCAGCCATCCGCCAGACTCATCACGGCTCACAAAACCGCTCGCCCGTGACACCAGCCCCTTCTTCAACGCCTCGCCCAGCGTCCTCAACGCATCAGCCCCATGAGACGCCTCATTATGCTCCGGCACATCATGGCTCACCCCATCCTCCAGCACCGTCTTCTTGCGGTAAGCAGCAATGCAATCCACCCCGCTCAACAGCTTCACATCACCCTCACCCCGGCACTCCTTCAGACAATCCTCATGAAACACCGCATTCTTCAACATCGTCCTCACGGCATCAATCCCCATCCACACGCGCGGAATCCTCGGCACCCTCACCAGCCGCCCACCAATCCCGGTATTCTGGAAAAGAGACATAGGATCACCGCCCCAATTCCTCCGGTTCCCGTCATGCGGAAACAAATGCTCATCAAAACTCATCCCCAACTCACGCTCCCACAAACGAATCACCTCGGCATACTCCGTCATCCCCAACCCGCTGGACTGGTAAAACTTCAACAGCCTCACCTCATACCCTACCACCTGCGCCGCCCAAATAGCCGTACTATCGTTCAACCCTAAATCCCATGCAGAAACTAACGGAAACCCCGGCTCCACGGCAAACGCCGCCCCCACGCGCCCCTGCGCCCTCAACCTGTGCATCGCGGCACCATAAATCGCCCCCGACACATGCGGCCACAACGCCTCCTCCGGCGTACTCGGATACTCCTGCTTCATCAACTCTCCCTGCGTCTGCTTCATGTGGCTGTACCACACCATCTGCTCCTGACTCAGACTGATACCCTTCTCCCTCAACTCGTCAAAATACGCCCTGTCCTCATCCAGCACATCATACCCCTCTCCGGCCAGAACGTACCCTGAATCCTCAAACCACGGGAAAAAGAAAAACTTCCATTGTACATTAGACAGCCTCTTCCCCGTCAAATCCAGAGCCCCCTTCATAATCTCATAATTCAGCCCGGTTCTGCCCCCTTCGTGCGTTGACTCGTTAAACAAAAACCCGTCACTCGGCACCGTATTAAACGCCCCGGACAATATTTCCGCCGCCTTGGCTGGAAAATGGCACGCCGTACTCCCAAACTCCGTCAGCCAAAGCAAATCCAATGTGCCGCCGCGCAAACTGGCCCCGGAATAAATATCGCTCCCATTGGCAAACCTCAGCTCACGGTCATTAGCATACACCGGCACCAGCCCTTTGCTCTTCACCTGCTTGCCTGTCCTCTCCTTAATCATCCGGCCCAGCCTCGCCAGCCACAAATCCTCATCAGTCGCATGTGCAGGCACATAATCCAGCCTGTCCCATGCAAACCTGATCTTGCCCAGCTTATTCTCGGCATCCGGCAAAGACTTATCCACAATCCCGGCATGGAACCCATCAACAAACAACATGCAATCCAACGCCAGCATCGCAAGATAAGTGCTGATCCCCATCTGGCGGCTCTTCAAAATAGCATTGCGGTGATGCAGCCCCCGGTGCAACTTGCGCTGCACCCTGTTCATGCGGAACCGCACCACCTTATCCCCACCTTTCACCATCTTGCTCTCCACCCAATACAAATGATTCAACCGCCACTCCCTGTCTCCAAGCACCTCCGCAAACCTGCCCAACACGGTATCATCCATGCCATTAAGGGGGGGAAAAATATCTCTACTCGCCATCTGTCACCGTCTCACTATTGCCGCCCACCTTCAAACTCTGATCACCCAGCAGGCCAAAAATAGCCTCCGCCAACGTAGGGCCTCCAACATTCACCTCAGCCGGGGCATTATGCCCGGCCATCTCATTATCAATCTTAATCGCAGTCATCACCTCCTGCACAGTAGGAACGGAATCAAACAGCCCCAAATCCACGCCCACCTCCCCGCGCACCAGCTTCGCCAAAAACCTCCTCTTCTCCTTTGCGCTCAGGGCATACCCATCATCAAGCTCCGCCCTCAACCTCTTCAACTCCTCCTGTATGTGCGGCTCCCTCATCTTGCGGCTCGCTCCTGCGCTCGCGCTCGCATCATCACCGGGATTCCACACAACCGCATAAGCCGCGCGGGGAGAAAAACTCTCCCACACAACCATCTTGCAAAACTCATCTTCCTTATCGCTTAACTTCTTCATCATCTTGCATCCTTAACCTTAATCTTGCAAACCTGCCCTCTATCACTCTCCTCCCCTCTGCACTCGCCTCATACATCACACAGGGCTTCTGCCCCTTGACCTCCAGCAGCCCCTTCCTCCGCAACCTCGCCAGCGCATTGGAAACAGACTGGCTATTCCGCGCACGGCACCACTCCACCACCCCTCTGCACTCAGCCTCACCCAGCTCTCCCACCGCCAGCAGCACAAGAAAATCCAGCGGCATCATCTCCAGCTCCCCAAAACACACCGCTCTCACCGTCGCCGCCACCAAACGATACATCTTCATCGTCTTGTGGCAACGGCCTGAACGGGCGGCCCTCCGCATGGCCGCATCCTCCTCCGTTCAAACCATCACTTACGCATTAACGCTTCAACCGCCCGCCGATTCAGGCAACCTCAACCTCCACACCGAACACCCCGGCAACAATCGTCTTGTACCGGTCAATGCCCGTCTCCGTAGGCTTCACCTGAATATATCCGTTATCAGACTTTACATACTCCAGCAAGCCCAAATCAATCAGGGCATGCGCATCACGGACAAACAGCGTATTCCATGGCTGTCCGAACAAACACCACTTCTCGCACACTTCCACCAGCAATTTCAGCCGTTCCCCGTGGTACTTCTTGCCCTGCCGTGCCTGTCTCCGCCCTACGCGCGCCATACCCGCCGTACCAACACCCTTGCTCCGCTCAGCATCTTCATAACAACACGCCTCCTCAGGCTCGCAGCACGGATCACAGCACGGATCACAGCACGGCTCACAAACCATGCTATCGCCATACATCCGCACAACATCCTCCTGTGTTGCCTTCATGTCCTCACTCTTCCCCGCCTTGCTCTTATTTACTGTCTTTTTAGTCATAATATATTTATATTATTATGTTTATTTCTGTTTTTTCCGAAACACCCGTTCCGGGAAATCTGTCACGCACGCCGGAAACTCCGCCAATCGCACCACCTGACCCCTCCGCGATTCTCGCTCCTCCGCTGGATCACACGATCCTTCACGCTATCCGGCATAAACTGATTAAAATCCTCCTGCGTCCAATTCGCCACAATCACAGTATCTAACTCCGCGTTGTATCTGGAGTTAATTATCTCCTCGAAATAATCTAGGCTCAGGTCCCTACCCTCCCCCTTGTACCCAATACCGCGCTGAAACTCATCCAGCACCAGCAAACTCTTGCGCCGATGCCCTATCTGCACAGCAAAATCACGCTCAAAACTGCCTCCCAGCCCAATCTTCGCCAGCCTCTCCCGGTACAGGCCATCCCCGCTGAAATACCATGCCCTCTCATACCCGCAATCCCGCGCCAGCTTGCAGGCAGACAACGTCTTGCCCGTACCTCTCAGGCCCAACACCACGGCCAGCATCCCCTTCCCGGCCATACCCATCAGCCAAGCCCTCAACATCCCAGCCTTGCGTTCTGCATCCACATCATCCACGCAGGCAAACGGCAGCTTCAGCTTGCAATACTGTTCCGGCCATCCCCACATCATCAGCCGCTTCAGCTTGCGGGAAAACACCACATCGGCATCATCAAACATCGTCGGCTCCTCCTCTGCCTCATCCCCTACATAAAGATCAAGACGAGACAACATATCATCCAAATCATCACTCATCATTAAAACCCTTCTGCATCAATCACAATATCCTCTCTCACTCCCTGACCTGCGGCCCGGCCACGGCCCTTCTGTTCCTCCCGCAACCGCTCCTTCTGCCACTTCCGCGCATTCTCTTGCAGCCACACCTTCGCCTTATACCTCCAATTCTTCAGCAACCCGCCTCCCGCAGTCCTCCCGTCCTTGTAATGCTCGTAAAAATCCGTCGCCAGCATCCTCACACGTTCATCCTCCCGTTCTGAGTAATGCAAACCATTCCGCATCTCAGCCAGCACCTCATCCACGCTCCCCGGCACATCGAAAGCATACACGCCCGCACACCGCTTCGGCCTTTTTGGCACGACACCGGCCACCTCCTCTTTAAACGGCAACTCACTAGCTCTGAAAACATTAACACTACTTAACAAATCGGTTATCACACCGCCGCGAGAATCCGAAGCACCTCCTGATTCGTCAGAATCAGGCACTTGCGGAGGCGTAGCCTCCACATGAACCACCCCGGAATCCTGCGCTCCACCGTCCAAACGGCCCTCCCCCGCACGCGCGCGGCCCCGCGCGGATAGGTGCGGGGGTATGGGGGAAGAATAGGGGGGTGTGGGGGGGAA